GTGCTTACTTGAAAGAGTATCAGATCCAGACAGGCAAGAAGGTGGACTTTGTGATGATCGACTACTTGGACTTGTTGATGCCGGTCAGCGCAAAGGTAAGCCCAAATGACTTGTTTGTGAAAGACAAGTATGTATCGGAAGAACTGCGTAACTTGGCCAAAGAACTACAGATGCTCATGGTCACTGCTTCGCAGTTGAATCGATCAGCAGTGGAAGAAGTGGAGTTTGATCACAGTCATATCTCGGGTGGTATTAGTAAGATCAACACAGCAGACAATGTTTTTGGTATCCTCACAAGTCGTTCAATGAAAGAGCGTGGCAAGTATCAGATCCAATGTATGAAATCGCGTAGTTCCACAGGTGTAGGACAGAAGATTGATCTGGAATACAACATTGACACCATGCGTATCACAGATGCTGGCGGAGATGACGCCGACAACGGATTCCGCAAGCCCAGCAGCGTGATGGAATCCATCAAGGCTCGTGCCAATGTTGCGCCAGCAGATGCCGCGACACCAACCAAATGGGAACGGGGTCAACCCAAGCCTGGTGTGGATCCCTTGGACCCCGCACCCAAGATCACAGCAGATGTTCAAAGCAACAAGCTCAAGGAGCTGTTGGGAAAGATCAAAACAGCATGAAAAATTATTGTGCAGATCTTCAAGGTGGGCTTTGGCTTCAGTACAATACCAAAACAGCAACCTGGTACGGTAAGCCATGTTGTATGTACCGCGAAGAATTTCCAATCAATGACAATATCAATTTGGAATATTGGCAACATCCCAAGATCATAGCCGAACGTCAAGCAAATGTTCTAGGAGAAGATCTGCCAGATAATTGTAGAACTTGTAAAAATACAGAATCTTCGGGCAATTTCAGTCGCCGATTGGCCTGGAACGAGCGACTTGGTACCGAGTGGAACATGCCAGAGTCGGTTGTTGAATTAGATATACAGTGTGATTTTTCTTGCAATCTAGCCTGCAGAATTTGCGGTCCACAATTTAGTACCTTGTGGCGTCAGGTTGACCCGTTGTATAAAATAAAGGCAAAAAAATTTAAAGTCAGGGCAAACAACATCGATGTGACAGATTTGATTAAAACCATGCCGGCCCGGGACATCAAGCAGATACATTTTCAAGGTGGTGAACCACTATTATCAAATACACATGTTCAAATTCTTGAACAATTACAGGATCATGTGGATCTATCTCAGATATCATTGTGGTATCATTCCAACGGAACACAGCAGGTGTCGGACTCGGTTTTGAAATTTTGGGAAAAGTTCAAAATGCTAGAAATATATTTTAGTCTTGACGATATGGGACCCCGAATGGAATATCAACGCTGGCCAATTGTCTGGAACGAAGTACACGAAAATATGTTGTGGTTCCAAAAAAATTTACCACATAATGCATTGTTAAGAATAGAACGTACCATTGGAATATTATCGGCATACTGGGTTGATGAATTAGAACAATGGCACAGCCAGTATTTTTCTGAAAGCAAATACGGCGATGCTATTTCAATGAATTATCATGAGTGTAAAGGGACATATTCTTTAGATGCAGTTAGCGAACAATACAAACAAGCAGTGTTGGACAAATTTGATTCAACCCACTGGGTTTACAAAGCCTTTAAGAACCTAAAAACCAATTCTCAGATTGATATTAGCCAGGCATTCACTGAGCTAAATCGTCACGATCTGCTGAGAAATCAAAGTTGGAAATCTATATATCCAGAGTTTGTAGAATGGTATCCAGACCAGTCTAACTAACAACAATAAACTGTTGAATTCTCAATAAATAACTCAAAGGCCATTGAACGCAATGCAAAAACGCACCCGCAGTTTATTAGAAGAATTGGATTCCATGTATGTTGAGCGTGAACGCGACTTGATAATAGAAAGCCGCGCCTCCAACATCATTGCCGGTGCCATCAACTTGTTGGAACAGATAGACGCAGCGTATTCACCTGATCAAGCAGAAAATCTCACACGCAAACTGCTGAATGCCATCCGCACCCGAGATGCAGGCCGTTTTGCCAGAACCGTGAGGCGTAGTCATGCAAATCAATAAACTGCTGGAAGGCGGAAATGTATTCAAAGGCCCCAAGGGCGAGTTACTTACACAGCGTATCAATCGTCAAGACATCCCTGCTACCATCCACTGGATAGAACAAGTCACCGGAATAGAATTTCCCAAAGATCGCTGGCTAGGATCAACTGGTAAGAAACCCACATCGGGCGATCTGGATCTTGCTGTGGATCTCAATGAAGTTTCAAAAGAACAACTGGCTCACACTCTCACACAATTTGTAGCAAGCCACAAAGCCGATCCTAGGGATTATGTGGTCAAAAAAGGTGAGGTGCATTTTAAAACCCCCATCGGCGGTGATGCCAATCGTGGATTTGTACAAACCGACTTCATGTTCTTCCCTAACCTGGACTGGGGCAGTTTCTACTACTCAGGCGGAGAAGATTCAGAATACAAAGGCATGAATCGCAATGTGTTGATGTCAAGCATAGCAAAAAAACTAGGACTCAAAGTGGGCGCCAACGGTATGTTCTCTAGAACCACAAATGAACTAGTAGATGGTGGCCTGGACCCTGACTATGTGGCCACGGTATTGTTAGGGCCGGGCGCTACTCGCGGTAACTTGAAGAATGTAGAATCGATCTATGCTGCGCTCAGCAATGACCCAGACCGTGAAGCCAAGACAGCAGACTTCCGTGAGTATCTAGCCAAGGAAGGCATGCGCGAGCCGGAAATGACAGTACGAGAAAGCGATGCTAACTTCCTGGCACGACTGCGTGATCGTATCGTGAACCAAGGCATGCAGCCCTTGATTGAAACCAAGAGATCATATCAACTGTACGAACAAGAACCTGTGGCTGTGGGCGGCAAAGCCAAGGGCATTGAGCACCTGGAAGACTATGTGTTTCGCAGCGGATCAGCCGGAGTGGACCGAGCACTGCAAATAGCTGATAGCTTCTATGATAATCCCAAGACAGGATCAGTAAAATGGGACGGCAAGCCTGCTGTGGTGTTTGGCCGCAAGCCAGAAACTGGTGAGTTTGTGCTCACAGATGATGCAGGATTTACTGCGGAAAGATTGTTCACCAGCACCCAAGAAGTGGCCACAGACATGGCGCGCCGAGATGCCAATGCTGCTGCCAAAGGTAACAAAGCAGATAGAATACAAACCCTGCTGCCCACATATGAAACCATATGGCCATATCTCGAAGCTGCCACACCTGAGAACTTCCGTGGTTATGTCAAAGGTGATCTATTGTATACTGCAACCCCACAGGTGGAAGCAGGCAATCTTGTATTCCAGCCCAACACAGTGGCATACCGCATTCCGGTGGCCAGTGATCTTGGCCAGCAGATCGCCAACAGTGACATAGGTGTGGCGGTGCATACCATGTATGAGGATGTGGATGCTGCCAAGCAACCGCTCAGTCGAGTCAAGTTCAATCCTGTGCCGGGACTGTTGCTGATAGAACCCAACTATGCCCAGGCTGTGCCCAAGAACAATGCCATAGCCAAGCAGATCCGAACATTGCTGCGTCAGAATCGCTCAGCCATAGACACCTTGTTCAATCCTGCAGAACTGAGAGCCATGAAGATCACTGACTTGGCCAAGCTGGCTATAGATTACATCAACAAACGTGTGGATCCAAGACATGCTGCGTACACTGGTGATTTTCGTGATCTAGTGCCCGGCTTCATGGGCTGGTTGCAACAGACGCAGACACCACAAAAGGTCAGCAACATAGCGCAATATCTGCGTAGCCCCACCTCAAACGAGCAGGGGTTGGCTGCTGCGTTCTTGTTGTTTGAACTGTTGCATGATTTGAAACTGGATCTGCTGGGCAAACTGGATGCACAGGTGCCGGGCAATGAAGGCTGGGTGTTTGCCACTCCTGCGGGCTATGGCAATGCCGTGAACAGATTTGACTTCACTGCCAGAAACAAAGCCCGAAACAACTAGCCAACGCCGGGATTTTTTGCCGATTTCATAAATAAGAGTAGGGCAAAAGCCCACTTTTTAGGAGAAACAAAAATGGCAGGATTTACAAAAGTCAATGGAACAATGCAACCAGTGTTCCACATGGATACCGCGAATGGTAACATTCAAGGCACAGCTAACATCGCCGCAACCGGCTCAGTTAACTTTCAAGGCCCCAAGCTGGACTTCTTCAGCCTGGTCGCCAACGCAAGTTTGATCACTTCCGGCAACGTCAATGGCTACATCAACAACATTATGCAAGCCATCCAGACCAAGGCCACAGTGGCAATGTATCAGGTGAGCCCAGCTGCACCCACAATTCTTAACTTGGCTGTGTACCCTACAGGCGCATACAGCAATG